CCCAAGCCCATAGTGTTCCATCGGTTTTAGTAGCAATGCAACCGTATGCAATTCCTTTAATTGTTAACCAATTAGTTAAAGCGCCAATTTGCACAGGAGATGAATAACTTGTAGTGTTACCCAATCCAAGACCACCTGCAAAACCATTCCCCCAACCCCACAGCGTTCCGTCAGTTTTAATTGCAAAAGTTAAATTACTTCCGCAAGAAATTTTTGACCATGTAGTAAGAGCGCCAACCTGTTTTGGTGATGAATAGTCAGTTGTGTTACCTAGGCCCAATTGACCATTGTTATTTCTACCCCACGCCCAAAGAGTACCGTCAGTTTTAATGGATGTTACAAAAAAAGTTCCACCGCTTATCTTTGACCAATTAGTTAAATTGCCAACTTGTTTAGGGCTGGAGTAAGAAGTGATGTTACCAAGACCAAGTTGGCCATATTCATTTTTTCCCCATGCGTAAAGAGTACCGCTCCTTTGAACAGCAAGCGAAGTTTCTGATAGGCATCTTAAAGACATCCATGTGCCTAATAATCCAACTTGATTGGGAGAAGATCTATATGCTGTATTTCCTAAACCTAATTCTCCATTGGCGTTGAAGCCCCAAGAATACAAATATTGAGGGCTGCCAACAGGCCAAGTCCCCGCCGCCTTAGCATTGGCTTGACTGCTGATGTTCCAAATACCTGAATATTGAACACCTGAAACTATTGTCGTTGTTGCCATGATTTTATAGACCCAAACAATGGAATGATCCAGATTCTGGTCTAGACCAAGTGGTAAGTGATCCTACTTGCTTTGGAGAAGAATAATAAGTTGTATTGCCAAGCCCAAGTTGACTTCTATCATTCTTACCCCAAGTCCAAAGCGTTCCGTCAGTTTTTACAGTAGCCGTAGAGTAAGCTCCACCAGCGACCCTTAACCAAGTTGTCAATGAACCCACTTGTTTAGGCGAAGAGTAATTTGTGGTGTTACCAAGACCAAGTTGACCTCTTGAATTTCCTCCCCATGTCCACAAAGTTCCATCTGTTTTTGTTGATATGGCGTGATAGTTACCAGCCGAAATATACAACCAATTAGTTAATACACCAACTTGTTTAGGAGAAGAATAATCTGTGGTGTTACCTAATCCTAATATTCCTTGAAGATAAGAATTCCAACCCCAAGACCATAAAGTTCCATCGGTTTTAATGGCAAAAGATGCATAAGTACCGCCAGCAATTTTTAACCAAGAAGTTAATGACCCAACTTGTTTAGGTGAAGAATAAGAAGTTGTATTACCAAGTCCTAATTCACCATGAGTATTATTACCCCATGCCCATAAAGTACCGTCAGTTTTAATTGCCATCATAGATACATCTAAACCAGCAATATCTGACCAAGTAGTTAATGCACCAACTTGATTTGGAGATGAACGGCTAATAGCATTTCCTAAACCTAATTGACCTTGGAGGTTATATCCCCATGTCCATAAGGTTCCATCAGTTTTAATTGCGGCATAAGAATATTTAAGTCCAGCAATTTTGTACCAAGTAGTCAATGCACCAACCTGTTTAGGCGATGAATAGTCAACAGTGTTGCCCAATCCTAAAGTTCCTACACTGTTGCCACCCCAAGTCCATAATGTTCCATCGGTTTTAACAGCGGCACTAGAATAATAACCAGCAGAAACATTGAGCCATTCGCTTAAAGTTCCTACCTGTACTGGTGAAGAACGATCAGTTATATTGCCCAAACCAAGTTGACCTTTATTGTTATAGCCCCAAATAAATAATGTACTTGTAGAACTACTGGTCTGAGCGCCAAGCGGATTGAACCCCGGCTTGTTTATCCCAGCGGCATATCTAAAGCTCACGCTACACTCCTCAATGCTGGCTTGTTAAACAGATTAAACATATTGAACCTTCCAACCGCGATGATGATTTCTTTTGCCAATTGCAACAGCTTTCATTCCAGATGGCAACAGTCCATACTTTTCAGAAAAAGCTGATAGGCTCTTGCTTTTATAAATTATTCCAGATGGGTCAATAGCAACAAACGATTTGGCAGTTGGGCTTAAAGCGCCGCTTTTCCCATACATGCTGTTTTTCTTGCCAGCATGTGCTTGTTTCATTTTTTCAATAGAAGTTGGCAAATGCTTTTTGCCATATGACGCACACAGTTCACCAGTCTTACCATACATAGGGCTACGCTCACCGCTACGGGCGGCTATTGGCCCATCATTGCCACCAGTGTAGTTATACCCAGTTGGCGTTAATGTGTTGTAAACTTTAATCAGCTTTGCTTCCATTTCCAAGCAATACTGTCTTGTGCTGGTAAGCAGTGTCTTTAATTCAAATTGTTTAGACCCATGCTTAACCAGCGCGTAATTTAAATGAGACTTGTAAGTTGATTTAGTATCCCTGCAATGGGATGCAAAACGCCTCTTGATATTTGTGGACACGCCAATGTACTGCATACCATTTAACCGATTGGTTATTTGGTACACATGACATGGTTGTGCGTCTGTAGTCAAGCAACTCTCCGTAATTGAGCGGCAGGAATAATCTGTGACAATTGCTCTTTTACCTCGTTAAACGGGTCAGACCATTCGCCATAAGTCTTCTGTCTAAACAGCTTCATAGCATCATAATATGGAGTCTTGTCACCGTCAATGGAATACAAAAAGTATGGCATTACAGGCGTTATTAACCAAGTTTCTACGCCCATGGCAGACGATAGGTGTGACACACTGGTACAAGCTGAGATGACCAGATCGCATCCTGCTACAACCTGCTGGGTATCCTGCCAAGTATTCAGGGGGACTTGCTTAACCCAAGCTGGACACGCTTCCATTCCTTCATCTCTTTGGAGGGAAACAAATTCAGCATCAATATCCTTTACCGCCTCAAACATGAGTTCATAAGGAAATTTCTTATTGTGCTCATGCTCAAACTTACTGTTGCCCTGCCAACGCAGACCAATGCGTTTCTTGCGACCTTTGATCGACATTGGCTTCTCAAGGTATGGCGCACCAGATAAGTCACGCATTTCTAAGCCTAGAGGCACTACAGCAGACATTCCAGACACAAAGAAGTCGTGGTAGATACCAAAGGTAGCCTCGTGCTGAACAACGGCTGATACGCCTTCTACGCCTTGGAATAAGGATGCCAGTTGTCCAGTACAGGAAACAACCACCTTACAGCCACGCTCTGCAATTAGTTTGGCATAGCGAATCTGGTGAATCTGATCGCCCAGACCGCCTTCCAGATACAGCATGACCGTACCCTTTGTTTTACCGTCCCATTGGGGTGTAGGCACATCAGGGCGTGAGTTACCAAAGACACCTACGATTCGTCCTCTGTCCATCAGACCGTAGCCCTTTTGGATTTGACCTTGGCGCAGGTAATACCAGCCACGGTTATAGGCGGCTCGGTGGTTGCTAGGCTCTTCAGCTTCTAACTTTTGGGCCAGTCTCCAGCCTTCAGCAAAGTCACCCATTGTGGATGCGGCAAGCTGTAGGTCTAGGTCATGCAACTCAGGAACTGTGCGTGGACGCTCAAGCCAGAACTCAGGCTGACAGAAAGCTGAGTAGTGGTGCTTCAGCAGGTCGCGGGGGTCTTGCTTATGCTGCGCCGCCAATACAGGCTTGACATCGTGCATCCCTGCGTGACCGTGCAAGTTTTCATCATCTTCAGCTACGCTTGAGCCATCAATGTTGTTGAAGTCGTAGGCAAACTCAGGCAGACCCAAGAACTCATGGATACGGGCTAACTGCGCTTTGGGGTCAGCTAACAGGTCTTCATACTCAACAAATAGGAAGTTCTCTGGTGCGTACTCGTAGCCATTCTGGAGGGAGATGTAAGCGGCTTTGAGGTGATCCATCAGTTGACCAGTTGCCATGAATTCGTCTAGGTCTGTGGGTTTTGCTACACGAATGAAGCTGGCGGCGCAGTCAGGCACTGAGCGAACAGTAGCAATGATCTTAGGCTGACGACCTAGCACCTGCGACATAGCACCCATAATTTGACCAATAGGCCAGCCACGGGACTTGTCGATGATGACAGGCTTGTCAGTGTCTTCGTAGAACGCATCAATTGCCCCGCGCATGGTCTGCGCTAACTTTGTTCTCTCCGGGTCGTTTTCGTTCAGCAAGCCAGCCGAATGCCATGTGTTGGCAAGCCCATCAAGGGCGTGGACAAGCCCAGATGTGGTGGATACATGAGTCATTGGGTTCTGGTTCAAGATAGCCGCAAGGACTGTAGAGCCAGAACGAGGAATGCCAGAGAGGAAGTGCAGTGTTTTGTTCATGTGTTTATACTCTAGTGGCAACAGAATGGTTTTGACCTATGGCTATAGTATTAGGATTTTCGCCCCAATTGGTTTGCGCTCCAACTTGTTTAGGAGAAGAATATCCAGTTAAATTACCAAGACCTAATTGCCCATAAGTATTATTACCCCAAGACCACAAAGTGCCATTAGTTTTAACAGCTAAGGTGCTGTAATTGTTATTGGTTTGACCATACACTTTTGCCCAGTTGGTTAAAGAACCAACTTGTTTAGGTGATGAATAATCAGTTGTATTGCCTAGACCCAATGCACCCTCATTGTTGTAACCCCATGCCCACAAAGTACCATCTGTTTTGGTAGCCAATCCACGCAATAAACCGCCAGCCACAAAACTCCAATTGGTTAATGTTCCAACTTGTTTTGGAGATGAGTAATATGTGGTATTACCCAAACCTAGTCCACCTAGACTTCCTCGGCCCCATGACCACAATGTGCCATCAGTTTTAATAGCAAGAGTAGTTTGTCCCTGTGCCGCAACCATTGACCAATTTGTTAAACCACCAACTTGTTTAGGGCTGGAGTACGAAGTGGTGTTACCAAGACCCAATCTTCCATGTACTCCACTACCCCAAGACCAAAGCGTACCGTCTGTTTTAATTGCAAAACTACTTTCGTAAGCACAACATATGCTTAGCCAAGTAGTCAATGCACCAACTTGCTTGGGGGAAGAATAATCTGTTGTGTTACCAAGACCAAGCCTACCGCTGTCATTACGACCCCAAGCCCATAAAGTACCATCGCTTTTAATAGCAAGCGTTGCAAGGTTTGCACCAATGGATAATTTAGACCAATATAACGATCCAACTTGCTTTGGCGAAGAATATTGCGTTGTATTGCCTAAGCCAAGAGCGCCATAATTGTTGTTGCCCCACATCCACAATGTGCCATCAGAAGCAATACCACCACTTGTATTGCTTGCCGCCGCTAATTTAGACCATGTGCTTAATGCGCCAACTTGGACAGGGCTTGAGAAATAGGTTGTGTTGCTAGTGCCTAATTGCCCTGCGTTGTTAAGGCCCGTTGCATACAGACTACCCGGAGGCTCAATATAAGGCCAAGTCCCAGCCGCAATAGCGGCATTCACCTGTTGCATTGTCCAGATGCCTGAGTATTGAACGCCGGGGATTGTTACTGGCATAGTTGTCTCTTAGAAAGCTAGGGCAAAAGTTGATTGAGCGCCAGCAGTAATATAGCCCCAAGTGGCAAGTGCTCCTACTTGTACTGGGGAACTTCTGTTGGTTGTATTGCCTAAACCTAATTCACCTAAAGTATTATTTCCCCAAGTCCAAATAGTTCCGTCTGTTTTAGAAGCAATAGCAAAGTTTTTACCAAGCCTTACAGCAGTCCATGCAGTTAAAGCACCAACCTGCTTGGGAGAGTTGTAATTGCTTGTATTACCTAAACCCAAAACGCCTGAACCACCATCTCCCCAAGACCATAATGTACCGTCAGTTTTAACAGCTAATGCAGAATATTCCGATGCCGAAACTTGCAACCAATTGGTCAAAGCTCCGACTTGTTTTGGGCTGGAATAATATGTTGAGTTACCAAGACCTAATGCCCCATAGTTACCGTTACCCCAAGCCCAAAATGTGCCATCTGTTTTAATTGCGTAAGTGTTTTGTATTCCAGATACAACAGATGACCAATTAGTTAATGAACCGACCTGCTTAGGTGACGAATAGTTGGTGACATTACCCAACCCTAATGCACCTGAAGTGTTGTAACCCCAGCCATACAAAGCGCCACTAGTTGTAATTGCAAAACCACCAAAATTTGCACCTGTAGAAATCTTTGCCCAATTGGTCAAAGCTCCAACTTGTACTGGGCTAGACCTAGATATAGTATCGCCAAGACCTAATGCGCCAAAACTATTACCACCCCATGTCCATAGTGTTCCATCAGACTTTAATGCCATAGACGCATTGTTAATAGTTGCCACAACAGACCAAGTTGTTAAAGAACCGACTTGTTTTGGAGATGAATAGTAGGTAGTGTTACCAAGTCCCAATTGGCCTGCTTGATTCCTACCCCAAGCCCAAATTGTCCCGTTAGTTTTTAAAGCCAATGTGCTGTATCTAGTAACAATGCTTAACCAATCAGTCAAAGCACCGACTTGATTAGGAGAAGAGCGATTAGTTATATTGCCCAATCCTAATTGACCATAAGAGTTATCGCCCCAACCGTACAAATTGTAAGTATAGATAGGTGTCTGAACCGCTAGAGGATTAAACCCCGGCTTAACAATACTCCCCGGAAACATTTGTCTTATAGACATACTGTTCCCCGCTTAACTGGCGATGCTCTCGTATGAGATCGTGTAAGTGATACCGCTAGATGTACCAGATGTCACCACAATGGATGAGTTCTCCATCAGGTACACAGCCGTTGTCTTATCCACTGCAATCACAGATGCACTAGCAGGCACTGAGATCGTAGAGATGATTGGGTAGTTTGTACCTGCGCCGGCAGCTTGGTTGTTAATTGCTACCGTTGCATTTACTGCACTTGAGCCGTTCACATTAGCACACACAATCTGGTTGATCTTAAAGACCAGACCAGAAGATGCAGCGTTAGACAGCAGAGTGTTAGCTGTTGTATTGCCGGGCGTTAGATACGTTGTATTGCCCGTTAGGGTCGTGACGTTAACTATGTTGGGATTTGCGATGATATATCTCCTTCACGCATGAGTTGCGTATTTGCCATGATATAGATCACGGGCTTCAGTTGAAACAAGGTCTGCCAATTCTAAATCTTCAAAATAACCAAGATGTTTTGTCTTTGAATTCATTGATACATAAGACTGCCATTTTTTTATGCGCTTATTCCATGTAACTCCCTTACAGCCAGATGTGTTGTTTGAAAACAATCTGCGGTTACGGGTATTCTCAGATGAATTGGCAGGACGCAAATTTTCTATTCTGTTATCAGTCGAGTCCCGATTAATGTGATCCAATTGATCTGGAACCACTCCATGATGATACAGATAAATTAGCTTGTGAACACACCAATGCTCACCATGAATTTTAGTTGTACTGTATCTGAAGTTACGAGCGCCTGTTGGTTTTGTACCAACCACAGCACCAGCATAGTTACCATTACCCATTATAGAATGGCGACGAATCAACTCACCGTCTGCACGGTAGTCAAACATCTTTTTAACCATTTCTTGGGTAAGTTCCATGATAATTCTTTACAGACCGAATACGATTGAGAAAGCGATTGCCTGACCTTTGGTAGCGCCAGAAGCCGCCGGAGCAGTGGATGCCCACGTTGTGCCATTAGAAGTCAAAACATTACCTGCTGTGCTAGGTGCTACAAAAGTTGGTGTTGATGTTCCATTACCCAGAATGACGTTATTAGCAGTCAAAGTAGTAAGGCCGGTACCGCCTTGATCCACACCAAGCGTTCCAGTAGACACCAAGTTTTTAGTGCCATTTGTAAATACAGGCTTGCTGGCTGTTAGCGAAGAGTCAATTAAATCATTGGCCGTCAGCGTTGTGCCGTCAAATGTCAGGTTAGCAGAACCACCAAATGAGCCAGAACTGTTGAACTGAACCTGTGTGTTAGAGCCACCAGCAGAGCCACCGCCCACATTCACAAAGTCAGAACCGTTCCAAGCAATGATTGCCCGTGTACCAGCCGCTACCGTTACGCCCGTTGTAGGAGTTGAAGGGCCGCCACGCACCGTTACTGCAAAGCCGCCTGTCGTATCGTT